GGTACTTTACCCTCAGCACATAACATTGTCCTCGCTGCGTCGGGTAACATTCAAACTGGCTCTGAACCTAGAGCAGGCGCTAACGCAGGTGTTCATATTGGTGTTAATGGTGAAATTCAAAACACTCGAAGTTCTGGAGGTAATCTTTTCTCTGGCAGAGCTTTAGGCTCGGGCATGCAGACCTTCACAGTTACAGCTGACGGCGACATTTCTGCGAGTGGATTTATTGTTGCTCAAGACGTAATCGTTTCTAACGGAACCTCCTCTGGAGCTTACACTTTTGAAGGGCGTTTAAATAATACTTCGACTTCAATTATTAAAGCTGACGGCTCGGCTTCGTTTAACGGCAACATCTCAACTGTTGACAATAAGAAAGTCATCTTAGGTAGCAGCGGAGGCGAAACAGCAATTTACCGTCGAACTGATGGTTCAGCTCCTGGCTTATACGGAAAAGTTGCTGGAACTGACAAGTTTGTTATTCAAACAAACGGTAATTTCTTGTTCGGAACTTCTGACCCTACAACCAGTCCCATCGTCTTTGGTTCGACCGGTTCGGCTACGTTTGCTGGGAATGTCGGAATTGGGACAATTTCGCCTACGAAAAAATTACACGTTGTTGGGGGTAATGCGGGCAACTGCTTAATTGATAACGATGGCAGCCAATACACCCAACTGCTATTCCAAAGGAACGGAACAGATAATTCAGGCGGAGACGTTCTGATTGATGGGACGGCGGGCAATATGCAAATCCGTAGTCTTCTCGCTGGACCTCTTGTTTTTAAAACTTCAGCAACAGCAGGTTCGCCCGCTGAACGACTGCGAATTGCTAGTTCTGGAAACGTCACTATTGGGGCCAACCTTTCCCTGAACACCAGCAACGGCGACAGGAATTCACTCATTGTCAATAATTCTTCTGGCAACATTGGCTGGAGAGTTTACAACGATGGGTCGGGAAACTCTACGCAGTTCATCAACAATGCGAGTGGTAGTGCAAAAATTACCATGGTTGGTTCGACTGGCACGGGTACGTTTGCTGGTTCTATTCAATCAGGTGGAAATCCTGATAGTGGTACTGCATCCGGTGCCAAGGTTTTCAGCGAGGGTGCCTTTATTGCTTCTAAACCATCTGGTGGGACTATCTGGGCTGGGTTTACAAATGGCAACTCATCATCTACGTCATCGATTCGCTCTGACGGCTCGGCTACGTTTGCTGGTTCTATTGGTGTTGGAGCTTCGCAAGCAACAATCCGAAGGAATCAAGTTACCGGAAGCTTTGGACTTCAACTTCAAGGCAATGCAAATAACACAGTAAGTGATACAAACCCTGGCGCGTATATCAATATCGGCGGTGGTTCTCTATCCGATGGATTTGAAGGCAACATTAGATTAGTTGCCTACGGAAACACTGCAGGTGGAAACAGGAATAACATCCTGTTTAGTACAAGGAGTGGTACTAATACTATTGCCGAGCGGATGCGAATTGACAGCTCTGGAAATGTTGGAATTGGAACTTCAACCCCAGGTCAAGCTGATGGGGCAGGATTAACGGTCAGAAAATATATCGATAGGAACGTAACCTATTACGCGCCTGACGGTCATTACGCAGGATCTTTTGGAGAGACTAACGATACACAAGATAAAGTATGGATCGCTGTTGATTCATCCTATTATAAATCATCGGCTGTAAGTGCTGGTGTGTTTCTTAGTGCTTTCCATGCAGACGCAGGTGGCTCTGGTTGTGGATCGACTATTAAAAACCTCAAGACTGACAACGCACTAGCTTTTTCGACAGTAGCGACTGCAAGCAGCACCGGTTCTCCAGCAGTAGAGACTGAGCGCATGAGGATCGACACCTCGGGCAATGTGGGAATTGGAACGTCATCGCCTAGTGGTTACAATGCCAGTGCTAATAGTCTTGTTATTGAAACAAATTCTGGCGGAACCGGTCTCACAATATCAAGCTTAGAAACAAACAAAGTAGCAGCCACTACTAGTATATTTTTTGCGGACGGCACAACTGGCTCACAAGCTCATAGAGGCGTGGTTCGTTATCACCACAACGATGATTCAATGCAGCTTTGGACGTCTGGCAGCGAAAAAGTACGTATCAACAGCTCTGGCAATGTATTGGTTGGAACGACTACTGCTTTTGATACTGGCACAACAATTAGCTCTGGTGAGTATTTCGCGCGTGCTACGTCTAGCCGTTCTCTTACTCTCAGACGTGACAGCACTGACGGCAGTATTGCAGAGTTTCGCCGGGATGCTAATGCTGTCGGCACGATTAGTGTTACTACAACTGCCACTGCTTACAACACATCGTCTGACTACCGACTAAAAGAAAACGTTGTTGATATTGCTGACGGAATTACTCGTGTTAAGCAACTTCAACCAAAACGGTTCAACTTTATTGTTGATGCCAATACAACAGTTGATGGCTTTATTGCTCATGAAGCACAAACTGTTGTTCCTGAGGCTGTCACAGGTGAAAAGGATGGCGAAGAGATGCAAGGCATCGACCAATCCAAACTTGTGCCACTGCTGACTGCAGCACTGCAAGAAGCAATCGCAAAGATTGAAACCCTAGAAACTAAAGTCGCAGCTCTCGAAGCTGGTTGACGGCAACACGCCCCGTAGCAATGCGGGGCATTTTTTAAACACAAATTATTTTTTATTTTTAAACAATGTCTAAGTCTACAACTACTTTCACCTGGTCCGTTGCACAACTCGAACGTGAAACTGCGGATGGTTTTGTATTTACTGCACACTACACCGTCAACGCTGCTGATGACACCTACAACGCCGGTGCTTACGGCAGTGTCGGTTTCGAGCGTCCTGAAACTCTGATTGCTTTTGCCGACCTTACTGAAGAAGTAGTTATCGGCTGGGTTAAAGAAGCCATCGGTGGTGCTGACAAGGTTGCTGAAATTGAAGCAGCCCTTCAATCACAACTCGATGAGCAAAAGGCTCCAACTAAAGCTTCTGGTCTCCCCTGGTCCTGATTATGATTACTCTTATTCGCCCAATTCTTTTTTCTTTTCTCAAGTCTGATCGTGTTAAGTTACTGATCGTTGAAATGCTTGAAAAACTTGTCGAGTCTACTGATAACGATATCGACGACAAAGCTGTTGAATTCATCCGTAACGGGTTGTTCCCGGCTAAGTAATGGAATGGGGAGCACCACCAGTACTACCTTCTGTAGCACTCCCTGAACCACCTCTTTTACCTAAACCGATACTTGATATACCGAGGGCTGACATACCGTCTTATACGCCCTTGGTTGTGCCTCCTAGCGACCTTAAGCCTCCACCAGGTGTTAAGCCTGCTAATCAAAAGGAGCCACCAGTATCTAAACCACAACTACCTGCAGTACCTCTGCCACAGATACAGCCACCTGAAATCAAGACCTTAGAAATACCTGGTACTGATTTAGATGTCCCTGTACCTAGCGGTGAAATACTTGTCACTGCTGCCACAACAGCCGTCGTTTCAGTTGCTGCCACTCTATCTGCTACTGCTCTATTTAAATATCTAGTTACTTTATTAAAGCCTGTATTTAAAACAGCATGGAGCAAGATAACAACAAAAAAGGTGAGTTCATAAAATTCGTTGTACTTGTTTGGTCAGCTGGTCTTTTGACAGCTAGCTATGCAGGATGGATGGAGAAAATGGACCCTACATATGTCGCTTCAATTCTGAGCGGCACCTTGGCAACCTTTTCAATTACTAGAGAAAAGAACAAATGAAAAGACTTCTTGTCTTGTTGCTGATTGCTGCACCTGTTTCTGCCCAATCAGTTACACCTAATTTTACTCAAGGTAGTATGAATTCTACTACCACAACTACCATTGATATTGACCGTACTATTGAAACAGAAGTGTACGGAGGAGCTTATAACTCATGGTCTGGAACCAACATTACACCCAGTGGTTCAATAGACGATTCAAACACAACATTTTCAATCACTACAGCAGGCGACGCCTTTCAGCTGGAAATTGTAGAAAGAGCAGCGGGAATTATCGAAACAATCGACATCAACGAAACCATCGAACAAACCTCTACTACTACATCCTTGTCAGTCTTCTCGCAGTAACTCCTGCATATGCTGACGAACCAACAGTTTCAAACAGTGCAAACCCTGTAGCAGCAGCTACGGGTAACGTCACTAACCAAGCTGTTCAGTTCCAAAATAACGGTGCACCAAGCCGGCAATACTTTACCGGCGGTAATTCGTGTAACGGAACCACTATGACATTCCAACCTTTTTATTTAGGTGGTGATGTCCATGCAGACTCGTACCAACGTACAGGTAATTTCGGTGTACAGATAGGTTTATCAGTCCCGCTTGATGGAGGTATGGTCGAAACGTGTAAGCAAATAGCAAGACGACATGAACAAAAGATGCGTCTTGACTATGAATTAGTACGCGCATTGAAGTGCACGGAAATAATGAAAACTGGTTTTACGTTTCGTCCTGGTAGCCGCGTAGCGGTGCTATGCCAAGACATCGTACCAATCGTACTTATTGATAAACGAGATCTCAACTGGTAATGCTAGAAGCAACAGTAACTGTTGTCATTGCTTGTATTGCAGGCGGGGCAGCATTAAACAACCGATTACACAACCGAATAGGAAACGTACACGACCGTATTAGCGGTCTTGATCGTCGCATTGACAACTTAGAGCTAACAGTAGCTCAAGAATATGTATCTAAAACTGACCTGGCTGCTTTGGTAACCAGGATGGAAGATCACATGATTCGTATTGAAAACAAACTAGACCAAATCGTACTTAGAAATAGCTAATGTCCTACCAACTTGTTGATAACATTCGTGGCGTAGTTCTTCAAGAGTTTGACTCTAAAGGACTTGCTGAAAAGGCACTTGAGCGTCAATCGTCTGAAGCCAACGTATCCATCGTAGAGCCACCTAAAAAGACTACTAAGAAAAAGAAGGTTGCACTTAAAGTCTAATGGCATACTCTAAACCAGAACGCAAAAAGCATCAAAAGAAAAAGCTCAAGTTGACACGTCTTGATAAGGCTGATCCAAAATCTTATGAAGAGCGTGCAAGAGGTTCTAGGCGCTCTCAAATTGAGCGAGATTTAAACGAACACAGTAGAACAATTCGACATTTATCAAGGAAAGGCTTAAAAATTAATCCCGCCAATAAGAAGCGTTATCATAGATCGCGTGAAATGTGATGAAGAAAAAAGCAACTGAAGATCAGTTTAACGAACTCCATAACCTAGTTACTAAAGAGTTTCTTGCTCGAATTAAATCTGGGGAAGCTACTACACAAGATCTAAAAGCAGCGTGTGATTGGCTCAAAACCAATGACATTAGTGGTGTTGCTTATGACGGTAATCCGTTGTCCAAGCTAGCCAGCGTCATGCCAGAGATCGACCCTGAACTTGTACAAACCAGACTCTATGGCAAGCGGTAAAACCTCTCAGTATTACAAGAAAAACTCTGCTGCTAATCAACGTAGGTTGAAGCAACAGGCTAAATACAACAAGACTAAAAAGGGACTAAAGATACGTACAGCTGCAAACAAGCTAAATCGAAAGCTTGGCACATACGGCAACGGTGACGGTAAAGACGCAAGTCATACCGGCAAGGGTAAAGGGAAACTCGAATCCATGAAGGTTAACCGCACCCGTCCGCGCAAAGGCAAAAAGTACGCATCTTAATGACCCCTTTACTTCCAACTCCTGATCATTACCTCGACAACCTAATAACCATGACATCCTCTGAAGCAAAGCGTCTTTGGAGGCGCAGCATTAAAGAACATTTCGGCTGTACATGTGTTTATTGCGGAGCAACTTATGAATTACACGAACTTACTTTGGATCACGTTCATCCTCGCACCTTTGGCGGTGAGGATATTACCAGCAATCTGGTATGCGCTTGTACTCAATGTAATCAGGACAAAGGAAGTACACATTGGCGTTCTTGGATGAGAGGACGCTTTGGATTGAATCCTCTACGTGAGGAGCTTATTCTTTCGCATATTAATTAATGAGTAAACAAGAAATTAATAAGGACTCACTTCGTGCAGTGTTGGCACGTATGGCTCTTAATAATCCTAATGTGTCAACTGCACAAGCCAAAGAAGCTCAACGGATTCTTAAAAGTATTAAAGATACTAAACCTATTTTAGGTCAGGGCAGTGTTCGTTTTGATAATCATGAACTTGACACTAGCGTCAAACTTCAACGTGGTGATGGACCAAAATCCCCAGCTGAAATATCCTTTACCACTGAGACTGGTTATGAGCGTCCTGATAAACCTAATACTAAAGCACGTCAATTAGGAATTAGAGCTGCTGTTAATCAAGGAGTTGATCAATTACCGACAGCACGCGATGGTACTAAACGCAACGCTTATTACGAGTTTGAGCCAATTGAAGATATGAAGGATTTTAGAAATAGAAGAGTAGGTCAAACCGATAACCAACGAGCAAAAATGTATCGCCGGTTTTCTAATGGTGCAATGAATGCTGTTCTTGAACCTTCTACTGGCTCTATGGTTGGTCGTGGTGAACGTATTTCTGATGACACCTTTCAACCGCGTGGTGAAAAAGGTCGTCTACAAAAACATGTTAAATGGAACCTTGGTGAACCTGTCAAACGCTTAGATAAAATTGCTCGTCAAGTTACACAACCATTACGCATTATTGCTAATGCTGCTAACCGCGCTAACCCTTATCTTTTGTCGGCTGACTTAATTCAACAAGACATTAAAAATTCTAGTGTTGCTGACGGCACGCTTGCAAATAGAACACCTGCTGAAATGGGTGTTATGGGACCACCTGCTCCTAAACCTAAATCTAAATCTAAACTTGCAATCAAAGCACCTCCTAAGAAGAATACAGCTGTACTAGCTAAAAAAGGTGGTAAAACTGGCTCTTCAATTAACGGATTGTTTATTGCACATCCTTGGTCTGCTGAACAACGAAACCGTTACGCAGCTAGAGGCGGTAAATAATACATGGATACCCTCGATCTACTGAGGGGTGATTTCAAGCTGTTCCTGCAAGCCCTGTGGCAGCAGCTTGACCTTCCTTCGCCCACACGCGCACAGTACGCAATCGCAGACTATCTACAACACGGTCCTAAGCGTCTACAAATTCAAGCCTTCCGAGGAGTCGGCAAAAGCTGGATTACAGGTGCTTTTGTGTTGTGGACACTA